TGAATGTTCTCTGTGTATGTAGAGCTTCCTCTAACGTCAAATTTGTAAGCACTTGGAGTACCTGCAACAGAGTCAATTACATCGGTATCTGTAACATCGTAAACGATACTTCCTAAAGTACCATACTCAACGAAATATACTGCATTAATACCTCCAACGCTATCCTTGCAAGGCTCTAACCTTCCAGAATCAATAAAATCACAAGCCATATTTTTATATTTTATTAGTTAATAAAAAAGGGTAGATGGAAAACCAACCACCCTTTCTAGTTTATTTATTATTATTTAATTATGCAATTCCGTAAGTAACAATATCAGAAGGAACTCCGTATTGAACACCAGCAGTAAATCTGAGAATTACTCTTACATTTTGTGAACCATCAAGGTCAGCCATATCTAAAATCTTAACTTCTTGAGCATCAGACATTAAACCAGTTCCAAAGTGTAAATTGTCTTTAGTAGTAGCAATCATCTTGTCAGAAGGTAATCCGTTAGCCATAAATATTTTTACTCCATCAAAGAATAAGATATTAATGTCTTGGTTGTTACCTTGTGCCATAACACCTGCAGCACCAACACCTCCAGCAGCAAATCCACCTAAACTACGCTTGTAAGCTCTGAATACGTTTTGTGCAACGTAAATATGTAAATCTTCTCTTCCGTACAAAGCAGCAGGAATAGCATCAACAACTTTACCTAACTCTTCAATAACGTTTGCAGCAGTTACAGCAGTTCCAACTACAGCAACCTTACCAGCATCAGCAGCTAATAGAGTAGCAAATCCATCAAATGAACCAGCAGCTTCAGCTCCTGCCCAGATGTTTTGTTCATTCTTTTGAGCTACTTTAGCAGCAACATAACCGATTAAATACTCTTGGAAAGAGCTTGGTAAGTTGTCAAAAGCAGAGTATCCCATTTGGATAGCATCCCAGTCAGAACGGAAATCTTTCTTACATAACTCTAAGTTAACTTGTAACTCTTTAGGTTGTAGGATTCTTTCAGTTAATGTTAAAGTAGATGTGTCAGAGAAATCACAAGAACCGTCTTTTACGATACCGTCTAATTCCAATCTTTTTACAACTTCTTTAAATTTTACGTTTGGTCTAATAGTTAAACCTCCGTTTGCAATTGTGTTACCTGCTAAAAGAGCTGCAGAGATGTATTTTCCTGCAAATTCTCCAGCATAAGTAGTAGTAATACTTGTAGTAGTAGCCATTTTATATAATTTTAATTGAATAACATTCTATTAACTCTTTGTTCAGTAGTCATAGATTTGTTTGGGTTTGATAATAAATTCTTTTTAGTTTCGATTACGCTTTCTGGAGAATGAACAACTTCTTCAGATAACTCAATTTCTTCTTGCTTAGATAATTCCATTGGAATATCTTTAGACTCAGCTGATGATTTATCTTCGATTAAAGCTTTAATCATAGATAGTAATTCTGTTTTAACTGCTAATAACTCATCAGATGTTACATAGTTTGCTACTGGTGCTTCTGCTACCTCGTCAACAACTACTTCTTCTTTAGGCTCTTCAGCAAGAACAACTTCTTTTACTTCTTCTTCGATAATCTCAACCACTTTTTCTGTAGATAAATCTACTGCCTCTTCAACGATAAGGTCTTCTGCTTGAATCTCTTTTTTAGAGATACTCAAGAGTTCTTTTACGTTATTAAGGATTTCTGTTGCTTTCATACTTATTGGTTTATATTAATATAACTATTCAAAATTTTAATGTCTTATTTTACTCTTCTGTTTCCTTGTAGATAGAGCCTATTCCTTGCTTCCAATATTCGTCAGCATTGCACTTCTTACCTGCTTTATCACACTCAATAGAGTATGTGTTTCTACATTTACAATATACCGCTTTAGCCATCAGATAATAGTTTTTTAAGTTCGTTCAATACACTTGTAGCTTCAATCTCTTCTACATCTTCGGTCTTGTCGCTAAACATACCTTCTATACTTAGACCTAGATACTTACCAGACTTTACATCAGCCCATACTTTTTCGTTGTCAATCTTCATAACTACTGCCCAAGCACCTTCAACAGCATTTAAACCATATAAAGCAGTCTTGTCTCTCTGAGGGTCTTCTACTATCCAAGATTCTATAACAGATACACCGCTTGTCATCTGCTCATCGTGTTCTAGTGTAGCATTGTTTAGTTTAAGACGTTTTAAGTATAGCTCAGAGGCTTTTCTTACAGTTTCCTTAGAGAATACTATATTGTACTCATAATCGCCTCTACGTCTGTATATGGGCTTATCTGGAACTAATGCAAGACCTACAATAATTCTTTTCTCAGAATCTACCGTTTTGAACTCTACTTTATGCTTACTTAGTGCAACAAAGTTTTCTTCTATTGCAGGGAACTCAACTAAAGAGATAGCTTCTATTCCATCTTCTTCTCTTGACTCGTCTATAAATAGCTCAACAGTTTCTAATACGTTCATATTTAATTATTTTATATTATGTTAACTTTATTTAGTTTAATCTGTTTTGTTTTAGATGCTAGATGTGTTTGAAATAATACCATCTAATTGTTGTTGATTAGTTACATCTCTAGCTACTACATAAGCTTTTAAAGGTTGGTCAAATTGTGATTGTATAGCTTTTAATATTATATTCTCATTAGACCTACCAACTATGTTAAAAGATGGTTCTGCACGACCAGAGCCTCCACCAGAGCCTCCACCAAGACTTGCATTAGCAGGAGATGCAGGTGCTGATGACTGAAACTTAGTTCTTGCAATCATAGCTACTTGAGCTAAACCAAAAGCAGTTGCAACTTTAGCAGCAACAACAGCTCTTGCCAAAGAAGTTGAGTCAAGAGGATTTATTTGAGAAGAAAAAGCTCTAAGAGCAGATGACGCAGTATCAGCTATTGCCATACCTATTTTAAATGCTTTTTCCACAGCAAACTGCTTACGTGCTACCTTCTCTTGTTTTACCCTTAGCTTCTCGTCATTTTGAGCTATTTGATTCTGAATAGAAGCTCTTTGGTCTTTAGATAGATTCTCATTAAGTAATCTGTCATTTAAAGCTTGATTTGCTGAGTTTGTTTTATTTTGCTCTATAATCAATTCTCTTTGAAACTCACTATCAATAAAATCAGAAACACTTGATAAAACTTCTTTAACAGTTTCTGCATAAGAAGCGTATGCGTCAGATTTTCTCTTTAAATGAGCTAAAAGGTCAATATTTTCTTGAGTAGCTCTTGTATTGCCATTACCAGCTAATTTTAATCCAGCAGTAGAAGCTTCTAGTATTTGGTTATCATAAAAAGCTTTTTGAATACCTCTTAAAGTATCAAAACTTTTTTGCGATTGACTTACTTGAACATTTGTATTTTCATCAAATTCTTGTAACTTTCTAGCAGATTCCTCTTTAGACATTAAACCTAATAAAACTTGCTGGTCTAAATAAAGTTTTAACTCAGCTTTGTACTCAATAGCGGTTTGTTCGTATTTTTGTGTACTTTCTACGTGTTGAGCATCTAGTCTAGCTAAGTGATATTTCTTTTTTATCTGTAACTTTTCTACCTCGCTTTTAGCATTTATTAACTCGAATTGCTCTGTTAATTTACCTAATTCGCTTCGGTAGTTTTCAGCAGTTTCATTAAAATCTTCAAATTCTATTAATTTTATTTTATCTTTCTTAGTTTCTTTACCTTCTTTTATTGTTTTAAATATTTCCTCTAATCCTATTTTTTGTAATATAAGTTCTTTGTAAATCTTTCGATTTCTCTGCAAATTTGATTCAGCATATTCTCCATTTTCTTTATTTAGTTTTTTTAAGAACTCCTCTTGTTTTGCAATTTTTTTTCTAGTGGTTATTAACTCTCTGTACTTTTCAATTATATTAGCTATTTGTTTTGGGTCGTTTTTTTGAGTTTCACTTAATTTATCATAAGCGTTTTTAAATTCAGGAAATTCATTGTTTAGTATTTTCAATGTTTCTGCCATATTTAAAGCAAATTCATCAAACTCTTTATTACTTAGACCTAACCTCTCAAATAAACCAGCTATCGCATCAGGGAGTTTACCTTCTAAATCCCCTAGCTTTGAAATTAAATCATCAAAGCTCTTGGTTAATGATTCATTAGCTTTCTGTGCTTTTTCAGCACCTCCTGCAAAATAATCAAAAGCAGCAATGATAGTTTGTATGACAAGTAAAATAGCATTAGCTTTCATTGCTCTACCTAGATTTTTCATAGCACCATCAAAACCAATAACTTTTCCAGTAGCTTGGTCAACAGTATTCGCCATAAATGAGAACTGTGACGCGAATTGAGATATGTTGTTTGCTACACCTCTAATACCATAAGGTGCATCAGATATAGCTCTACCAAATTCTAATGTAGCAGCAGTTGCAGCACCAGTAGCATCCTTCTGCTTCTTTAATGATTTAGTAGCTTGATTTGTCGCACCTAAAACATTACCTTGTGCTGTTGCTCTTTTATTCTGTATGTTAATTAGCCTATCTTCTTGTATAGCTATCTTCTTTAAAACTAGGTCGTACTCATTTGTTCCTTGCGTTAACTTACTTAAATCAGTATTAAGTTTTTGGATTTGAGCTGAAGCACCTGCTTCTTGTACGTCTAATTTTATTATTACAATCTTATCTACCATTTGTTAGTTTTTTTCTTTTTAAAATAGTTCTCATTTCCTTAAATGTTGAAGGTATTTCGTGTAAACCTTTAGCTATATTGATGTCTATATCATCAATTAGCCATTCGCTATTTCTTAGTAATTCTAAAGTTTCTCTTATCATTATTGGTCTGTATTTACGTATATTATATTTGAAAGAGGAGAGTCGTTTCCAGCAGCGTCAAATGCAGATAAAGCAACCTTATATTCCGTTCCAGAATCTAATCCTGTAAAAGTGTAAGCTGTTACATTTCCTATTGTTTTATAGAAATCTTGTTGTAAATCTATAATATTTCCAGCAATACCTATGTTATCAGTACCTGCTGTCCAAGTTATGCTAAATCCTTCATCTGTCTCAGAACCTTGAACCAAAGTTAAATTAGTTGGTGCTGTTGGCGGAACTAAATCGATAATTGATGGTGCATAATCAGATAACAACTCAAGTTGTGATTTACCGTTATACAAATCAGTTTCTATTGAGTTTATTTTATAAGACCTACCAGAAACTACAAACCTATCATTAAGCTTGTATCTCAAAAGTATTTTTAATGGCAAGAAAGCTGTCATTTTAGTCAACCTATTAGTAGTATTAAATATACCAGAGATATAATTGCTGTGATACTCATTAAATAATGACCTTTTGTTTGTTTCTAACTCCCATTCATCAAATTCTGCACTAAAGTTTAAAGACTGTCTATCTTCAACTTGTGAATACCAAATATCAGAATTTGCAGGTGCATAATAAGAGGATATAGGTACGTGGCTTGTAGCTTCGTTTAATCCATTAACATCATCAACAAAAGATATTCTCTTGTCCACAGGAGTTGCAGGAAGTGTCTTTAAAGCCATATAAAATATTATTGGTAATCCAATATAACTATCTTGGTTGTCATCAACACAGTAACCGTATTGTATGTCAGTTTCAGTTATTGTGTTTAAATCTATTAACCTCTCAAACTTCATATGCTCTAAAGCTATTTCGTTTTTAAATGTACCTCCAGACAAGATAAGTCCATCAGAGCCTTTGTACTCTTCTTTACCCCATTCTTGATTAAATAACTGATTATGTCTTTTAGCTAGAAAAGTACCTAACCCCTTATAGGTATAAGTTATTTCATTAAAAGGTAGTGCTGAGTCTACGTTACTTGAATTTACATCTATGTACTTAGTTATATCGTAAGAATTACTTGTTGAATAAAAAGTATCTAAATCCTTTACTACAGTTATACCGTTATCAATGTAAGCAACCAAATTAAACATATTAAATATAGCTGTCAAGAAATCTAAAACTTTCATTTTAGGTATTTGTTGAGTTATATTAAAGTTAAAAATTAGTAAAACAGTAAAGCTTGAGCTACTGTAAGTTTCAGTAAACCAACCACCTTCATTATCCCTTGTATCACTATTGTAATATGAATAATACCATCTTGCTCTTGTAAATTCTATCTGTTGACTAGAGCTTATTTGTATAGTATAAGACGAATTAAATGTTGCTACTATAGGCACATTAAAAACACTACCAACAATATCTGTAGATTCATATACTGATGTTCCATCTTTAAAAACAACAAACGAATAAGGTACTTGAGCATAAGACTGCTCTACTTCTAAAGTTAATTTTAAAAATTCGCTTCTGTAATAATATCCATCATACAAAGTTAAAACGCTATTATTCATAGAGCTTCCTTCGTTAGATTCATCGTCTGTAAAATCATCTACAGCATAGGTAGATGTAGATATTTGGTCTCCATTAGTTACTTTTCCTTTAACCCTGTGTAACCACATATAAATATGGTCAAAAGAAGTGTCCCCTCCTTTAAAGAAGTCGTTACTAAAAACTATTGGATATTTTTCTTCTATTGCTTTTATTATAATACTTAACTTTAAAGCGTATTTTAATTCATTAAACTTAACTCCGTGCCTATGGGCTTGGGCAGCGGTGTAATGCAGGTCTCCAGTATTTACTTCATCGTGAACGTGTCCAGAGGCATCACTATCATAAGTAAGTCTTTGAGAATGTGTTATTAATGGTACTTGAACAGGGTCTAAATACACAACACCACCAACAGTCTTATTTTTACTTGTTGTTAAATAGCTCTTTATATCAGATTCCCCAATATTTAAATAGTTTCCGTCTTCTTTTTTACTAAAATTATCTAACCAATTTAAAGACGACAGTAAATCTTCTCCTAACAAGCTTTTTAAGGACACCGTATTTCCAAAGAATGTAATCCTATATGTTTGAGGGTTATTATTCCTTAAATCAACTCCTTCTAGCTTAATATAGCCATCTTTAAATGGTATTGAGTTTAACTCTATTTTAGCTTTAGCTTTTATCCTTGCATCAAATCCATTTGTAATATCACTATTGTAGTAGTGTTTAAATATTTTATTATTAGTTTTACTTGCAGGTACAGAAAATGTTTGAGAGTATTCAGTAAACACTTTACTAACATCTTTAACGTCTTTAAGTGAGTCGGTTATAACTACACTAGTTTCTTTAAACATTTCAACCCTCTGTCCATCTATGTATAATTGAGCTTGTTGCATTTATCTAATGTTGTTTATAGTGTCGAATGATTTATCAAATTCTATTGTGTATTCT